CCAGCGGCACCTAAAGCAGCGGAGTTCATCACCCTATGAAATCAACCATCCTAGAGTTGTCGGGCATTGTCCTCGTCATCGCAGGTCTCTGGCTCATCGAGCCGCTGAGCCTGATCGCTGCCGCTGGTGCCGTCCTTGTCGCTCTCGGCTATACCTGGAGGGACTAAGTGAGCATCCTGCGTCGCGTCTTCACCTCATCCGAGCAGCGATCATTGACGCTGCAAAACCTCACGCCGCTCGCCTTTGACAAGGTTCCCTTCCTCGGCAACCGTGAGGTTGATCAGAAGGCGGCGCTCGGACTCACGGCAGCCTACGCCAGCGTGCGACTGCTTGCCGATGTCGTCTCATCCTTCCCTCTTGACGCCTATCGCCGCGACAACGGCATCCGACGACCGTACCGTCCAGCGGGCGCGAAGCCGTCGTGGATGCTCACGCCGATCCCTGACGAGCCGACCTACACGATCAACCAGCTCATCAGCGAGATCGTGGTGTCTCTCTACACGGACGGCAACGCCTTCATCTACGCGCCGCGCGACGAGCGTGGTGAGGTGCTGGAGGTGCGAGCCGTTGACCCGCGCCGCGTGGAGATCTACCGCGAAGGTCGCGAGATCAAATACAAGATCCATCAGGGGCAGGGCCAGCCGACGGCGGTTTACGGGCAGGAGACCATCCTGCACATCCCGCTCATCGCGATGCCAGGCGAACTTCGCGGCATCAACCCGATCCATCAACTCCGCGTCTCCCTTGCCCTCGGCTTGACGCTTGAGGACTACGCGAGCAACTTCTTCCGCACCGGCAGCACGCCAACGGGCATCATCGAGGTGCCGACTGATCTGACCAAAGAGCAGGGCGAGCAGCTCAAGGCGGGCTGGGCACGCCATCACAGCGGGCAGAATATGCACACGCCAGGCGTGCTCACGGGCGGCGCAACCTTCAAGCCGCTCACCTTCCGACCTGAAGACGCGCAACTCCTCGCCTCGCGACAGTTCAATGTTGAGGAGGTTGCCCGCATCTTCCGCATCCCGCCGAATCTCTTGCAGGTCACGACGCCAGGCGCGATGTCCTACAACTCGGTGGAGCAGCAGAACCTCGCCTTCGTGCAATACACCCTGCGACCGCTCGTGGAGATGATCGAGCGACCGCTCAGCACGCTGATCCTCCTGCCAGACGCCTTCGTCAAGTTCTCAATGGACTCCATCCTGCGAGGCACGACGAAGGATCGCTACGACACCTACCGCGTCGGGCTTCAAGAGGGCTGGCTCAATGTCAACGACATTCGTAAGTTTGAGGACTTCGGGCCGATTGAGTCAGGCGACTCCTACCGAATGCCTCTCAACGAAGCCGATGCCGAGACCGCGATGCTCTCCACGAAGGTAGACATCGTAGCGAAACTCGTGCAGGCTGGCTTCTCTCCAGCCGACGCCTCACGCCTTGTCGGAATCAAAGTCGCGCACACTGGCGCAGCGCCAGTGACCGTGCAGCAACAGAACGCAGCTGAGGATGACACCGAGAAGCGCGAGGTCATCCAGCCGATCATAAATGTCACCGTTCCGACGCCTGAGGCGCGCACGCGCCGAGTAGAGCGCGACGAGAGCGGCAATATCACCGCAATCGTAGAGGAGTAGACCGATGGCACTGACCCCAACGACACGCAACACGATGCTCGGCACGATCACGAGCAATGTCACGCACTTCAGCCTGCACACGGCTGACCCAGGCACGGCTGGCACCGCAGAGGTCACAGGCTCCCCGTACACGCGCGAGGCGGCATCGTGGGCAGCGGCATCAGGTGGCACCGCAGCCACAAGCGCGGAAGTTGTCTTTGATGTGCCTGGCTCTACGACGATCACGCACATCGGCTATTGGTCGGCATCTACCGCAGGCACCTTCTACGGCAGCCGCTCACTCGATGCTTCGCAGACCTACGCCACGACGGGAACCTACACGCTCGCCAGCGGGAACATCACCGAATCCCTGACCTAACCAATGGCGACGGGCCGTTGGCAACCAAGCGCCACGAAGGGCGCGATCTGGGACGCATACGAATGGGGACTAGGGCCTGAGGCAGACGGGAGCGTCGCTGGCGTCACCACGAGCGCAGGATCTGCGACGGGGCGCGAGAACGATCTCGGGATCATCACCGGCATCACCACGAGCGCGTTCAGCGTGCTCGGCGTGCTGGATATTGCAGCCTCGATCAACGGAATCACAGAGAGCACAGGCACGGCGCAGGGCACAAAGCCAGGCGCAGCTTCGCGTCCAGGCTACTACGCACAGCGACCAGTGCCAGTCTTCAAGCCGCAGGCAATCGCCTTCAAGGGCGAGGTGTTCGCCTACTCCTTCTCTCGCGGCACCGCTCGCGGTGCTCAGGGCTTCGCGGGCCGCGCAATCAGCGCACCGCTCACGACCGAAGGTCGCGCCGCACGCTCCGCGTGGGGCTACGCAGGGCGGGTCAAGGCAGCGAGCCACACCAAAGAACTGCGGGCCAAAGGATGGGGTCGCACACACGAAGAACGCCGACACGAGGAAGATCTCCTCGTGCTCAACCTGAGGTGATCAGATGACCTTCCGCGCAGAGCAATACAGCATTGGAACAGCGGCGGCGGCAATCGCCACTGCGACGGCAAAGAACATCCACGAGATCTCAATGGAACTCGGCGCGAACAAGAACATCTGGGTTGGCGGCGCAGCCGTCACAAGCACCACAGGGTTTGAGATCGTCAAGGGCGGCCTTACGACGCTCAAGATCGGCAACGGCGATGTGCTTTACGCCATCTCTGACTCTGCCGATACCGTGCTGGATGTGTACGACTTCCAGGTTGATCCGTAATGCCGTACTTCATCACCGATGACAGCGCACAGTGCAGCGGCTGGGCGGTCGTCAAGCAGGACGGCGAAGTGATGGGCTGCCATACCACCAAGCAGGACGCCATCGCACAAATGGTCGCGATCTCGCAGGCTGAAGGCATTGAGCCTGGCGGCGAGCGCGCCTTGCCAGACAACTACCGTCCCGCACTCGCTCCTGATGTGCCCGAAGGCCGCGCCTGCGGCAACTGCCACTTCTACAACGAAGATATGGTTCAGGGCGACAAGGCGTATTGCGAGAAGTGGGAAGCCTATGTCAACGGCGCGTACTATTGCAATGCGTGGCAGCCGCACGAGGAAGAGGAAGCAGGCTACGGCTACGACGACGAAGACTACGACGACGAAGACGAGGATGACTACGAGGACCGCGCCGATGCGCCCGCTCCGCCGAAAGATCAGATCACGGGCAGCGACGAGAATGAGCCAGGCTCCGCAGGAAATAAGACCGGCGACATCACGCTGACTGAAGCCACGGAGACTGCGCTTCAGAACAAGGCCGATGCCCACAACGAAGAGATGAACAAGCAGGATCGCCCGAACTGGACGCGGGTGCGCGTCGGATCGCTGCGATCCGTGTATCGCCGAGGATCGGGCGCATACTCAGTCAGCCATCGCCCAGGCGTCAGCCGAGCGGCGTGGTCAATGGCTCGCGTCAACGCCTTCCTCTACCTCGCACGCACGGGCGCACCAAAGAACTCTGCCTATGTCGGCGACAACGATCTGCTTCACCCAGATCATCCGCGCTATCGCAATGAGGAGCGCGCTCCGATCAACCCAGACGGCTACAAGCCGACCGAGGCAATGCAGGCAGAGGCGAGGCGCGGCCTTGATTGGCGCGCTGAGTTTGGACGCGGCGGGACCCTTGTGGGCGTGGCTCGCGCACGCGACATCGTGAATGGCAGCAACCTGCCGTTTGAGACGGTGGTGCGGATGCGCTCGTTCTTTGCACGACACGAAGTGGACAAGCAAGGTCAAGGATTCAATCCCGGCGAAGACGGCTATCCGTCCGCTGGCAGGATCGCGTGGGCGCTTTGGGGCGGCGACGCGGGTAAGCGGTGGGCCGACAATATCGTCGAGAACGCCGAGCGTAAGGAGAAACCGAAGATGGCAATCGAGTACCGACAGTTCCAGACGGAGATCCGCGCGGAAGGCGAGGACGGGCACACCTTCACGGGTTATGCCGCCATCTTCAACTCCGAAGCCGAAGGGCTGAGCACGCGGGAGATCATCAAGCCAGGCGCGTTCTCCAAGAGCGTAGCTGCGGCTGAGCGCGGCGAGTGGGAAGTCAAGGCGCTTCAGGATCACGATCCAAAGTACTTCCTCGGCTCAACCAAGACCGGCACGCTGGATCTTGAAGAGGATGATCGCGGCCTCAAGGTGCGCGTCTCCCTCAACCCAGAGGTGACCTTCGCCTCCGACCTCGCCGCAATGCTGCGCCGAGACGGTGCGGCGATGGGAATGTCCTTCGGCTTCTCCGTGCCGAACAAGGGCGATGCCTACGACGACAAGGGCGTGCGTGAGCTGCGGAATGTCCGCCTGCACGAAGTCAGCCTCCTGACGGGCAACCAGCCCGCCTATCCAGCCACCATCGGCTTGGGCGCAGTCCGTTCGCTCTCTGAGCGCACCGAGATTGACCCATCAACGCTGATGCGTGCCTTTGACGCACTTCTCGCGGGAGCGCCCGATGCGGATTCAGCCGCAACGCTTGATCTCGCAATCCGCAAGATCAGTCCTGATCTGCGGCCTGAACCTGAGACTACAACGGAGCCAGAGGAAGCCGATGACCGGCTCGTACCTCTCTCTGTTCGTGAGCGCCAGTTGGCACTTGCCAAACTGGAACAGCAGATTCGCTAGGGCGCAGCGCGAGGGCCTCACGGCACCACCGCTGGACGCACCACCGATGACGCAATCAACCCCAAACCAGAAAGCGTAAGGAGTTAGACCAATGTCTGACATCACCAAGACGCTTCACGAGCAGTACCGAAACGATTGGGAAGAGGCGAAGTCTCTTCTCGCTCGTGCGGCTGACGAGAAGCGCGAACTTTCCGCAGAGGAAGAGGCTCGATGGACGAGCCTGAACGATTCAATGTCTGCACGCAAGGCCAAGATGGATCAGGTTGCTGCCGCTGAAGAGCGCAGTGAGAAGATCGGCGCACTCGCAGAGCGCGCACTCAAGGTTGAGAATGCAGTCAAGGCTGACAACGATAGCGATGTCCTTCGGGCAATCGCAACCGGCGAGAAGCGACGCGCTCAGTTTGAGATCCGCGCTCTTGCATCCGCAGCCGCAACCGTCCCAGTCACCTTCGCCGACTTCGTTGTCGTCGCGTTGACTGAGGGCAACCCGATCTACGAAGGCGCAACGAAGCTTCGCACGACCACGGGCGAGCAGATCACTCTGCCACGCGTGACGGCGAACCAGTCAGCCGCTTTCGTGACCGAAGGTTCAACGATCACCCCAGCCGATCCGACGATCTCGTCAATCACCCTCTATGCGAACAAGATCGCCAGCCTGACACT